GAGTTAACCTGCCATCCCAGCGAATCCTCTACCGACTCGCCAGTAGAGTCCAGGGCCACGCCCTCGATGGGCCATATCGGTGTTGCCATAGTCATTACCTCCTAGGCGGGCGCTGTCACCGCCATACCGTTCATGCAGTGGTTGCCCACCCAGCCATCGGTTCCCGATTCGGAGTTCAGATCGTCCCAATCACCGTTCGCCGGGACCGGGAGCAGGCAACTAAAGTAGTTGTCAAAGATCAGGTTGTTCCCGCCTCCGGCGCAATCAATCCCTTCATCAGTTGCCAATGCTCCACCCGCCGCCGCCCCGTTGAAGATGGAGTTGGCCCAGATGTGATTATCTTCTCCGCCTTGTAACGAGATCGCCCCCGTCCCCACGCAGTCGTGGAACACGTTGTGGTGGATGCGATCATGGGCCGTAGCACGACCAGCCGGGTCACACCAGATACCTGCCACCGCGCATTCCTGGAAGTTACAGTCGCAGATCTCGTTGTTCCAACTGAACTCCAGGGCGATGCCGATATCGATGTCGGCGTCGAAGAAACAGTCGCGCACCACCATGTTCTCGCCGAACATCGTCACGCCGTCCCACTCTGATTGGATGGCCGTGCCTCCCAGGGCCAGGCCCTCAAAAGCGATACCGGCGATCAGCACGTCCATGGCGTGGACGGTGATGCACGTCCCCGCCCCTGCCGCCGTGACCGGGTTCCAGTACACGCCCAGGCCGCCGGGGTTGACGCCGATGATGCTGACGCCCTCTACCGTGACCGTGACCTCCTCAGCGATGGCGGTCTGCCACGCTGAGCCTCCACCGTAGGTCCAACTGTCGTTCTGGCCCACGAAGATCACGTCGCCCCGGTTATCCCGGCAGCGCAGCAAGGCCGCCGCTACCGTAGCAAACGGGAACAGGGGATCCTTAATTCCTGCTCAGACTTAAACTGTGGTTCGACTTTCGGTTCGACCTTTGCCTTCACTCCCTTATCTGCTTTCTTAGATGCCATGGTTACCTCCTAGTTCGGCATAACTCCAGTAATACCTTTGTAGTTAAGCATCCAGTGATTGATGCCAGCAGCCGCACCGTCCGTATAAGGACTGGCTGCCATTTCAGTATCACCAAAGTTGGCATGATTACCATCTACAATGGCACGAGTCACAGCCGCTCCCAAGGTAATCGCCCGGCCCGCCGTATTGCTTTCACACGCGATGACATTGTTCCGTATCTGCGGGGCGCCACCTTGTACCACTTCGATAGCAACATCTTGCGGTTGATCGAACACATTATCGATGATCTTGATGAACGCCGGATCATCATTGATGTAGATATTCTGTGCCGTCAGTGATTGGCAAAAGAAGTTGTTGCGAATCTCCAGACCAAAACCAACGCCGCCCGGAGCACTCCAGATACCATGTTTACCCGTGGCAAAGAAACAATCATAAATGCCCATTCGCACTTTGCCACCGGAGAACTCAATCCCCGCATGATTGGCTCCAGCCTGAAAATAGAAACTGCGGATTATCACATGATCGGCTGCGATACTAAAAGCCGCCGTATCTCCCGGAGGGGCCACAGCAGCCCAAGGGTTATACGATCCCGACGGCACTCCTACAACGTTTACCTTACTCTTGTTGATGCTGACAGGCCAGGTCTCCCCGGCAGGCTGCCAGTAGTCCAACACAAGAACGGTATCGTTCACATCATTCGTGCATAGTGCCAACCCTGCTGTCAAGGTTAACTTGGGTGTTGCCGGACTGAGACCATCATTGTCATTATTGCCGCCAACCCCGTCGACGTAGAATACGTCACCCAGACCTGAACCGGGGATCATCACATCACCTAATCCCCCCCCATACCAGGCTGGGCCTTTTAGATTTCCACCACTTGCCATGTTATCCTCCTATGCCGCTGGGACAGCGACGGTCAGGCCGTTGTCCGCGACTTCAGCCTCAGCCACGTCCTCGGCAAAGTTACCTACCCAGTTGCCTGGGTTCGCGGCGTTGGCGTAGTACCCGCCGGTGTTGGAGTAATCGCCGCAGAAAGTGTTGCCCACGACGATGTTCTCCCCCTGAGTACCACCTCTCAGATCCAGCATCAAGGTCGCCGCGATCAATACACCGTCGTGAAACGTGTTGTTCTGGAACAGGGACAGGTTGAAGCCCCGGTCACCGGCCGCTGTGCCGACGTGGTTATTGTTCTCCCAGAACAGGTTGTTGGTGATCTTGCACATATAAGCGTTGGCTTCGCTGGAGTCCGTGGTGATGATGCCGAAGGCGTTGCCGCCCTGCCTCAGCTCTCGGAACTCACAGCGGTCGATCCTCACGTCGTACGGTGCACCTGAGAACTCGACCCCGTACAGCCCGCTCCATGCTCCGTCGAACTCGCAACCCCTGATGGTCGCCCGGCTGGCATTGTAGTCACTGGCAGGAACCCAGTCCAGCTTGATTCCCGACGAACCTGTACCCGGCAGGAACTTGATGCCCTGCACCGTCCAGCCCAGCGCCCGGATCGTCAGGCAGGGGTTGCCCACGGCGTCGGTCGCCCAGGCCGGGGACCACTCGTCCGACGCTGCCCCCACGATGCTGACGTGGGCAGGCATGTCCGTGGTGTCGCCGGTGACGACGCTCTCGGCCACGTCAGACAGGATGTAGACGGTATCGTGCTCTTCCAGGGCAGGTTGGCGATATGCGGTCCCGGCCGCCAGCGCCGCCGTCCTATCGATCAAGGCTTGCAGGGTAGCAAACGGCTCCCTGGGGTCGGTCCCATCGTTGGTGTCGAAGGCGTTGGTGTGGGCGGCATCCACGAAAAACAGTTTGCCGCCCCCTTTGCCCACGAACGGGTCTGCCCCAGTACCGATGAAACCCCACACGTTCTCCCGCCCGGCTTCATAGGTCAAGTCGTGCGTTTTTACTGCGCTCATCTAGTACCTCCTTAAGCGCCCACGCGCTTCTGTCGTTTCCAGCCTGGCTTCGGGTTCGTCGGCACGGGGTCTGTCTCATAGGCAGCGATACACCCGCGCGCCTTCTGGACTACGTCGAGGGGCCAGGTCTGGGGGTTGCCCTCCCAATCCTTGATGATCCTCCTGGCCTCCTCGATAGACATTCCGTACCCGCCCTCTACGAGAGCCGCCATCTCTGGCGTGTTCCGTAGCACTGGCTTCACACCGTCCACCAAGCCCTTGTCTTTGTCCGACATGTTCGCACCCTCCTATTTGATTCTGTTAACCCGCAGCGTGATTGCCGCGGGGCGTTCTCCCTGACGTTACGGGGTGGTACCGTTCGAGTAATAGATCCCTTCTCTGTCAGTGATGCCCACATAATCCGCATCGTCCCACCCGCCGATCACGTCCAGCACCTGGAACTCGATGTCGCCCGTTTCGATGGAACCCATCAGCAAAGCGGCAGGGGCCTGCCCTGTGATCAGCTCGAAATTCGACGCTTTCATGGCGACGACAGGGCCTGGCATCCCGTTCAAACGGGCCACCGTGACCGCTGGTATCTCGGCGGGGGTGGCGAACAGGTACCAAGGCGTGCCGACCGTGGTTGCGATGTACGGGTCGGTGTAGACATTTCGGATGAAGCTCCCCAGCACGTTCCCGCCCGGCCCGCCGAAAGAGAGCAGGTCGCGCAAGATGTCAGCGGACTGGACCTGCAAGATCGGCGGGATGACCAGATCAATGTTATTTATCTGGATCAGTTCGCCCGCAGCGTCGGTCCTCTGCATCATGGCGTTGATGCCGATGGCCAGGTTCGCCGCCGTCAGCCGACCCGTGCCAGCATAGACAGCCCCCAGCGTGATCAAGGTCCCCTGGGACGTGGCGTTATCGTACAGCGCGCTCACGAACGAATCCTCGAAACGCCGCGCCGCCATCGCCATCTTCCCTGGTGTTCGCCTGATCTCACCAAGATCGTCGTTCAAGATCGTCTGCCACGACACGTCGAACTGTCGAGAGTATTCCTGAACGCCGTACTGCACCCACGACTCTTCGATGTGGGTCGCCCTGGCCGTCTCCTTCTCACGCCGCAGGTACAGCGTACCTGGCTGAGACATGCGGCCCCGGTCCACGTCACGAAAGTCGGGGGTCGTGTCTGGATAGGTGTAATTCGGCCAGTTGCCCGTTTTGAACTGGTAGTCGGAATAGAACGCCCGACTGAGCGCTGTACCGAAATACGTTGTAAAGTGCGCGGTCGTCATCGCTTCGGTGAAGTCGACGCCGTCCATGTCGCGCCAGTTTCGTTCGAGGTTCTCCAAGGCCTTCATGCGCTCGTCCAGGTTGATATTCTTAGCCTGTGCGACGGTGCGGTCCGCCTCGGCGACCTCGCTTATCCATCGTACTACTTCTCTCATGGTCGTTTCCTCCTGTACTATCTGAACTCTACTGAGCTACGATCAGGCTTATGAACCACCCGCGCCCACCTGAAGAACGGCGCACGTCTGGGTCGATGCTGTCACCCCACCCAACGGGTACAACAGCCCGTTCGCGGGGTTCTCCTCCACCACGCGTCCGAACACAGCATTTGCAGTACCGCCAGTATTCAACGGGCTAGTACTG